TTATTGAAATACTATTTACTTGAAAATTCTATAAATAATTAGATACTTGAACCATTCATATAATTGTTTCCTTGATTTATCTACAATTTACTTGCGTAGTTTTTAAAAATTGATTTGTATTCGGACGTTTCAAATATATATCCCATGAGTTGTCCTGCGCTTGACGTAAACGGTAATGCCTGCCGATGTAAAGGTCCATTTTGCAAATTTCATGACTATATGAAAGACTACACTCCCGAAATGATTAAAAACTCCACGCTCTGTACTGGCTGTAAAAAGATGAAATATTTAACTCAAAAAACATGCGAAGAATGCAGAAGTCGCGTAAAACCTAAAAAAGAAATTATTTTATGTGCCAAGCAAGACTGTAAATTTAAGAAAAGCGAAAAGAATAAATACTGTGGAAAACACCAACTCTGTATTTTTATGGATGAAACGACACAACTTGGTCTAAAATGTTGTGCTAACGTAAATAGAGGTTGCCGTTCTCAATTACCATTAACTTCATATACCAAATGCGAATTGTGTTTGAAACAAGACCGTGAAAAAGACCATGCAAAACGTGGTTGCGAAATAGTCAAAACAGAAACCGAAAAGCAATGTTCGGTATGTTGCAAACTAAAACCTATGGAATCTTTTCAAGGAAAACTTGGTGAAACCAAAACATGTTTACTTTGCCGAAAAACAAATCAACGTGCCGACGAAAAACGGGAAAAAGAACATGTGCGTGAATTAGCAAATCAAAATGCCAAAAAACCAGAACGAAAAGCAGTAAAACATGCTTGGAAAGAAGCAAATTATGAAAAAGTTGCTGGTTATTGGATGGAGGCTAGAGCAAGGCTTATTGAATCTAACTTGGAAGAATTTTTGAAACGCAACGCAGAACAAGCAAAACATTGGCGCGAAGCTAATCCTGAAAAAGTAAAATTAATTAACCAAGAAAGAAATGATAATATAGATTACCATTTTATAAATTACAAACGAAGTGCAGAAACAAAACAATTGGAATTTGAAATTAATAAAGAAGACTTTATAAATATGGTAGTATTGCCTTGCTATTATTGTGGAATTATCCAATCCAAAGGATTCAATGGTATAGATAGGTTAAATTCAGGCAAAGGATATATATCGGATAATGTAGTTCCTTGTTGTGAAATGTGTAATATGATGAAAGGATGTTTAGGTCCAACTATATTTATTCATCGTGCAGAACACATAGTAACACATTTAAAAATGGTGAATGGCACACTATATCCAGATAATTTTAAAGATATTAGTATTGTAGACTACAAAAAATATAAAATACGTGCATCTGAACGAAATATTGATTTCATGATATCAAAAGAATTTCTTGAAGAAAAAACAAATGAACCATGTTATTTATGTGGAAAAATGCCTACCGATACTCATAAAAATGGATTGGACCGATTTAACAACACAATTGGATATATAGAAGATAATTGTCAATCATGTTGCGGCAATTGTAATTATATTAAACGAGACAATACATATGACACATTTATTGATAAATGTATGCTTATTTATCATAAACATAAAAAAGAATCTATTACAGTTGTTCAGGAAGAAACAAGACAAATTGTAAAAGGAAATAAAATGACACTTGAACAAAAACGTGAAAAAGAAAGAATTAGAAAACAAGCTCAACGGGATGCATTACGTAAAAAATATGGTGATGAAGAATATAAAAAATTACATGCTAAACAAATTGCAGAACAACGTAAAAATAAAAATATAGAAAACTAAATATTATTTTGCCATATTATATTTTTTAAATAAACTATTTGTGCAAAACAACATAAATAGTTTTCCAATAGTATATGTATGTCCCATGTATGTCCCACCCATACCATACATCTTGCTAATTACTGTACGCCAGGCCCCCCATTCCGCTCATAATACGGAGAACATTGTAGTTGGTGGCATAGACACGAACCTTGGCAGTGTTGGTGGCCTCAACAGTTGCGTTGGAAAGAACAAGCTGGAGAGTTGCGTTGTCAATGCGTGAGAAGTTGCAAGTGCCAGATGGCTGGTGCTCCTCAGGCCGGAGAGCAAAAGAGTAAACGTTAATACCGGTGTCAGGAGTTCTGGTGTGGGCGAAGAAAGGCTGGACAAGGTCAAAGTAGCTGCCCTCACGCTCCGAGAACCGGTCCTGGCCGTTGAGCTGAAGTTTGGCAGTGACAACTGGGTTCTCACCCCAGCAGTGAAGCTTGAGTGCAGTCTGGGAGAGGACGAAGGTGCCAGCATCAGATACGTAGGACTCGGTATTGCTATTGCCGGCAGAAGCAGTAGGTGTCATAGGAGGACCGTAAAGTGAACTCATACCGGCTTCCTCGGTTTCAGCACCTGAAGGGTAATTCCACATACCGGCAAACAAGGCACCAGATGAATCGGCCGAATCAAATGCGCTTGCAAGTTGGAATAAACCATCTGAGCCAATGAATGCACCACCAGTTGGGCCACCAGCAGCGACCGAGTTAGGGCCACCGAATGCATGGATAGCATTAGGAAGAGCATCTACAGCATCAGTGTAATTGAAAGGCTGGGCACCAAGAGCCTTATTCAATAGTTCACCGCATGTGAATGATGAGCAGTAGTCAACGTTGGCATCAGGCTGGACAACCCAAATCAACTCCTTGACAGGGTGGTTGAAGTTGAGCTTAATCTTGTTGGAAGACGAACCAACCGACTCATCACCAGTGAACTGGAGCTGCTCAATCAAGTACTCATGAGGATTTTGTGCCATGCGCCGGCGCTCATCAGTATCAAGGAAGATGTAGTTGACATAGAGGGAGGCAGCTACTAACGATTGATTGTAGGCAGCTGTAACTTTTGTGGTGGTAGAAGTGCAGTTAAGACTGGAGACAGCCCACAAACACTCATCAATTGGCCGTAAATCAATGTTAATACGAACCTCATGGTATTGAAGAGCAATGAGAGGAAGAGCAAGACCGGGGTTCTTGCAGAACCAGAAGTGGAGAGGAATGTAAAGAGTGGTCTCAGGGAGAGCATTGCGAGGAGCGCAAATCTGCCGAGGAGCATCAGACTGACAAGGGCCATCTACATCCGAGAACGAAGGGTCGGTGATGTAAGTTAGCTGAGTAGTGTTGCCAACCATCTGGAAATAACCCTGCTCCTGACCAACAGGCATGGTGAGCTGATTCCAGATGTGCATCCAGTCGCCGTAATGCCGGTCAATGCGCTGACCACCAATCTCAACTTCAACCTGGGAGATAAGCTGCTCACCAGGGAAGTCAAGCCAGCGGGCATAGACAGCACCAGGGTTGGTGCCACCGGTGTTGGCGAGCTCCTGGCTAATCTGGGGGAGAGTGACTTGAAGAATAGTGGTGTGTGCAAGGTCACCATTACGGGAAACGGTGCAGGTCACACGTCGGCCGAAGTCGGCCTGGCCGTTGAAAGTTTGCTCAATTGCCTCCATGGCAAAGTTAGTATACCGTCTGTAGGTTACTTTCCAGAAGGTAATTTGAGGATTACCTGTTAAATATACGTCTTGTGCGCCATAAGCTACTAGTTGCATTAAACCTCCTCCCATCTTATAATATTGCTAAAGAAAATAATTTTGAAAATAAACAAATTAATTATATTTATTTAAAAATTTGTCTAAATAGGAATCCAAAAAATATTTTTTTAGACCACGATGCCGTCGTTTAAAAATATAGGTGTTATTTTGTTTATAAACAACCCACCCATCTTCAATTGCCTTAATAATAAACATATGTTTATTCATTTACATAATATTGCATTTTTAATTTAAATGTTCTACTTATTAATTATGCATGAATAAATTAAAATTTAAGGATATTCCATTGATGTTAGATAAAAAACATGCAGAAATTATTGAACAATTTAATAAAGATAATAATTTAAATATTCCTAAACTTCACCAAGAAATTCTTGGTTTAAAAGAAAATGAAAAATTAAATGAAGAAAAAATAAAAGTATTGAATCAACAAATTGCTAAAATACAAAATCAACAAATTAATTATTATTTGGATAATAGTAAATGTATTTTTGGATACTTTGAAGAAAAAAAGAAAATATCAGAATGCAAAACTCAAATAAAAACATTGCACACTTTTTTTAACATTGAAAAACCTACTGTAGATTATAATTGCACCAATTATACGATGCAATATTTAAAAAATATTCAAGACCCAACTTATATTAATACTCAATCTGTAAATATTTTCAAGTGTAAAGAATGTTCCGTGGGGGAAATGATTCAACTAGATTATGAAGGTGTATTGATATGCAATAATCAAAATTGTGCTAATCAAATTATACATTTAGTAGAAAATGAAAAAATATCTTATAAAGAACCACCTAAAGAAGTATGCTTCTATGCATATAAACGCATTAATCATTTCCGCGAAATATTGGCACAATTCCAAGCAAAAGAAAGCACACAAATACCGGATGAAATTATTGACAATATTAAAAAACAAATCAAAAAAGAAAGGATTAATTTAAATACGATTACCAATAAAAAAACAAAAGAAATTCTCAAAAAGTTTGGGTATAACAAATACTATGAACATATTCCATTTATTAAAGACAAGTTAGGTATTAAACCTCCTATCATGAGTCCTGACTTGGAAGATAAATTGTGCAGTTTATTTATGGAAATTCAACGACCTTATGCTAAATATTGCCCAGACGATAGAGTTAATTTCTTGAATTATTATTATACTATTTATAAGTTGTGCGAATTATTAGATGAAACTAAATTTTTACCTTATTTTCCAATGTTAAAAGACCGTGAAAAACAAATTGAACAAGATGATATTTGGAAAAAAATATGTAAAGAATTAAATTGGGAATTTATTCCTACTGTATAACATTGTTCGTTAAACAATGTTATTAAATAAAATAGTAATTATATGTAATGGACATTGAAAAAATGTATAAAGATGTACAGCAAAAAATAAAAAACACTTCTAATTTAGAAGAAAATACTTTTATGGAAAAATTACTGAAAGAAGATAAATTATATTACAAATTTTTAAATGACCTTATTAATTATTATCCTACCAATAAAATAGAAGATTCTATTAAATCCAATAACATGTACGCCATTAAATTATCATCTATCAACGGCGTATCTAAAAATATAGACAAACTTATTAAACTTATACATGAAAAAATAGATATACTAAAAAATAAAATAAAACAATCCGACCAGACTATTACCAATTTAAAAAAAATAAATCATAATTTAACTGAAAATGCAGGAGATTTAAATAATTTAGACATTACCTCTAAAAAATTATTAACCGATTATTTAAATGATTATAACATTACACGCCAAATGTTTTGGATTAAATTATTAATTGTAATATTATTAGCTTATGAATTATTTTCAACAGAAGCCAATGTTCATGATGAAAATTTTAAAACAACGTATATGATTATTTGGGGAGTAACTATGTGCGCTCTTTTTCTATTTAGTTATGCAAAATATGTATGGGAAAATTATAGTTCATTGCCTAAAAGTGCATCGGCTAAAGCTGTAGAAAGCACTACACCCTTAACATGTAGTAGTTCCCCTTATGGATGTTGTCCAGACAACATAACTGCTGCTGATAAAAATCATTTAAATTGTGGATGCAATGAATCGGTATATGGGTGTTGTCCAGATGGTTCTAATAGAAATGCAGATGGGTCATGTGGTTCATCAATGACAACATTAAAATCGCCTTTACCTTGTAACCAATCCATTTATGGTTGTTGTCCAGATAATATTACATTGAGTAATTCTAGTGGAAGTAATTGCACAAAATTACCAACAAATGCTCCGTTATGCTCCAAGACACAATATGGTTGTTGTCCCGATGGTCGCACAGTAAGTAATGTAGACCGTTCAAATTGTATAGGGAGTTGTGCATTTAGCGAATATGGTTGTTGTCCCAATGGAGTTACAATAAGTAATAAAGACCGTTCTAATTGTAATGTTCCGAGTTGTGCAAGTTCAAAATATGGTTGTTGTCCGGATGGAACAGTTAGTAATAAAACAAAATCTAATTGTATAATATAGAATGCTCAATAAATTATGTATGCCTGCCTTGATTTATTTAATTTATATAGTAGTTCATATAACGATTGATACGTATTATGGATTATATAACATGGCATTTGTTAAAATATGGATTGGTATTATTGTAACATTATTACTTAATATCATGTGTGAAAACAACATGTCATTTTTTGCATGGTTAATTATAGCTATTCCTTTTATTTTAATGACTATTATTGCCGTATTTATATTGTATACACTTGGTTTAGACCCGGCTACAGGTAAAGCAAAAACTACAACTTCTACTGTATCCACGAGTTCTACAACTTCTACTCCTACTACAGCATCCACTGCCGTAACAACACCAATTTATACAACTTCTGCTATTGCACCTCTTTACCCGACAACTACTCCGGCAAAACTTACTATTTATTCTAATACAGCTCCCCCAACCCCTTCACAAACTCCATCTGTCACTAATACAGCATTTACATCTATACCTCCTCCATCTATTTATGCCAATCCTGTTTCTGTAAATTATCACGGTGTATTAGCTGATAGCGTGCGTTCAATGCAATCTAATTTTAGTTAATATTTAAAATTTTAAATTTATATAATATAAATGGCAAATAGAATTGAAACAATGTATTCAGATTTTATGAAAAAATCATCTTCCAATATTTGCAATTATTTTAATTTACAAGATAATAATTTGGATATTCAATTATCTAAAAAAGAAACCTATTTTTTATTACATGTTAATTACAATAAAAAAATAAAACATATACGATTTCGCGATTTGCCTGAAGAAATAAATCGCGAAATTAATTCTTTTTTATTCAATTATATTCATATTAATTATAAACTTGTATTTGATAATAATTATCCATTTTCTCCTCCTATTTGGTCATTGTATTCTATAAAATATAATTGGGATACAATATATGATATAGATATTCCAGAATATTATAAATATATTATTCAAACACATAATAATGCAAATAATAAAAATTATTGGTCACCTGCTATTACTTTAGAAAAAGATTGTTTAGATTTAATTGTCCGATTAAATCATTTTGATTACTTCTTCTAAAGATATTGGCGTAGTTTTATTTTCAATAATACTTTTTATTTTTTTATTTAAAAAAGGTAATATTAAATCGTGCATTACAGTAACATAAAATGTCGGATTTATAATGATTATTTTTTTTAAATTGTTACTAAATTTTTGTGTAATTAATTTGGCTAATTCTATAGCAACCGTAGTTTGAACTGAATGAATCATTCCAAACTTTGTCCCATCAAATATCCAAACCCATTCTTTATTTTCTGGTATTTCACTTAATACTCCAGTATAGTGATGTATAATTCCAGATACATCATGGTATAATATAGCTTTAGATGGACATGTATAAAAACAAATCATTTTATCTGTTTCCAACACTTTGTCAAGTGAATGACTTGAAGGTGTTAAATCACATATAGGACATACATAGGACATTTAATATACTAGTAAAAAAATAATAAGATATAAACTGTTATTTTACATAAATTTAGCCAAACACTTTTCAATTTCAGCCATTTGATTATAATCCGTCTTTAGATATTCATCGTAGTTCTTTGACATAGGTGTTAATTTTTCAAATGCTTCTTCCATAGTATTGAATTGTGGTAAATTCATTTTTCCGGGAAAGAGTGCATTTACCTTATCGGTCAACACTTTCTTGCACACAATAAATCCTGCCGATTCGGGATTCAACCAATAATTATCTCCCATTCCACTTTCAGTTCGCGACAACACGTGCAATAAACACCATGCGAAATAATTATTAAACATTGGTTTCGGAATTGTATCTGGGTTAATATTCACATAAAGCGTGCTGTATGTCCATATTGTTGTTGGCATTGAAATTCCAAATATAGTTCCGTCTTTATGTTTTTCATTGCAAATATCTACAATTACAAATTTAGTTCCAGTTTGAATAATAAAGGATGCAAGTTCTTCGGATACTAATTTACTTGCTTGTCCACCAACTGCTTTTGGATTTACACCCGATTTAACTAATCGTGCACAATGCATATCATTACTAACTACATGAACTTTTCCACGTGAGGAAAGCATTTCTACTAGTTTCTTAGTCACTGTAGTTTTTCCAGAACCTACTGGTCCTTTGAGAATAACAACGCCGCATATTTCCTTTTCTTTTACAGGTAAACAAGTAGTTGTTTCACTTTTTTGTGTATATTCCAATTGATTTCGCGGAAGTCGTGCACGACATGTAGGACAATTAAAATGGTCATTTGTAAATAGCATACCTAGCAATTCTGGGTCATTGGCAATAACCATTTTAGGACTACATTGACTTGTAGAAGATGATTTATTCCATGGATGTGCGAGAATACCAAACCCACCGGCACTTGTATTTTCATGGGTAAATGGACAAATATATTCATAGTCATCAGTATTAATAATTTCAAATTTTAGTTTTGGAAAAGTAGCACAAATATCCATCCACCTGTCTGGATTAGGAACATCTTGTTTTACATGCACCAATTGATTTTGAGATAGAATAGTATCATTTAGTTGTCCATTCAATATATTACAAATGACAAACCAAACCGCTCGTGCAGGTACAGTTGTTCCAGTAAGTTTGTTGACTACTTCTTGTAGTTCATTGACCCAATTTTTAGAAGTATGTGTATTCCCCTTTCGCAAATGTTCAAGTTCAGTAATATCTATTCCAGTCAGTGTTTTTTGAAGCATACATATACTTAGTTCAGTATAGATGAATTTAATTTCTACAGGAATATCCGAGAAATAAGCCATTGTCATATAAACAAGAGGGGCAAATTTTGCATGATCGGATTGATTCTTAAATCCATGTATAGTTTGCATACACATACGCACGTACTGTCGCATACACTGATTGGTCATTTTTCCATTACGTCTTACTTCTGGAAGAATTGGAGTAGTTGTTCCATTTGCATCCGCATAACATGCATATGGCATTTCGCGAGTAAGAGGAGATATAACACTTGTCATTTTAACACCATACAATATATTATTTATTGGAAAGCTACATCCATTCAATGATGTAGTTCCAATGGCTTCTTTTACACTCTTGGACAAGAATCCACTTGCCTCTTCAAAGAACTTCTTCCTATCTGTTGCAAATGAAGTACTAAGTTCTGCTTGGTTACTCAGTATATTTTTAACTGACCGTGTGAATGAACTGATTAAATCTTCGCAAATAATATCTACATCAGGTTCAGGTTGAAATAATCGGAATAAATTTGCATACGAATAGATTAGATTATTAGCAAGATTGGTAGATAGACCCCGTGCTTTGATGATAGAGGCGATGGACATAGAAGTATATCTAACCATATCATAAATACTTTCATCACGTTGTCTAGTAATTTCATTAGATATATGAGCAAAGAATTCATTTTCTCGTGTAATGTTGAACATTTGATTTCGGAATCCAATAAATCCAGGTGGAACAATTTTATTACTAAACAATTCGCGTCCATCTTCCAGACTTGTAAACAATACAAAGTCGGTTATACGATGTGTAAGTTTATTATCTTTCAAAATATCGTATACATCCATTCCCGCCATATTTTCTGACCCAAAAATATGAATTACATCTACGGTATGAATACTAAATTGTACAAGTGGATTTTCATCCAATAAGCGTGTAATACTCCTAGATGTTTCTTGTTTAATAGTCCTTTTATCTTGTGAACCATCATACAGTTCTCCGTCTCCAACCATAATAATTTTTACAGTTGTTTCCAATGACTTGGTAGTCAACCATTCTTTCGGAATATTATCTATAGCAAAGTGAGGACAAGTTAGATTATACAAATCGGCATGAGATGTCGCCAATTCAAGGAATCCAGATTCGTTTGTTAGAGTTGAAAGAGATTCATCTATCACGTATCCAGTGGGCATTTTAAGTTGATTTTTAGACCCGAAGAAGATACACTTGAAATATTTTATGCCCATACTGCGAAGTCGCTTGAATATAGTGGCGACCATAATTTCAATTACCTTTTTTTCATTCTTTTTTTGACCAATAACAGAACCACTTACATCAAAGAGTAGAATAATATTTTGTTTTCCAGTATTTTGAATAGTGGAAAACAAAGTGTCAGTTGATTCAGTAAAAGAAGCCATTTTACTAGAATTAATAATAGTGTAATACTTCAATTTTTTTATGCACTGCATGTTTCGCATGTTTCTGTTGGAGCAATAGTAAATTGCTGTACTTGATGTTTTGGTTTACGTCGCAAATAATAAATACCTGTTTTTAATCCTTGCTCCCATGCATAAAAATGCATAGAAGTTAAAATAGGAATTGTGGGAGATTCAATCCATAAATTTAAACTTTGAGATTGACATATATAAGGTGACCTATCACGCGACATATTAATTAAATGTTTCATTGGAATTTCCCATACAATTTTATATTTTCTTTTAATATGGTCTGGAAGTTTCAAGGCCTGAATACTTCCTTTGTGTTGTATAATATCATCTTTTAATTGTTCATTCCACAAATTGAGCTGAATCAATTCTTTTACTAAATGTTGATTTACAATTGTAAAATCACCTGCTAATGTTCTGCGTGCATATAAATTACTTGTAAACGGTTCAAAACATTCATTGTTTCCTAATATTTGAGAAGTAGATGCAGTTGGCATCAACGCAATTAATAATGAATTACGAACGCCTGTTTTCATAATTTGTCCGCGCATTGTATTCCAATCATATCTATTTGTTGGAGTAACATTCCATAAATCAAATTGAAATTGACCCATAGATAATGGCGAACCATAAAATGTATCATAATATCCGTGTTCTTTTGCTAATTCCATACTTTGTTCTAATGCACCATGATACATGGTTTCAAAAATAAATTTATTTACTTCTAATGCTTCATCACTATGAAATGGAATATCCATCAGTGCAAATGCATCGGCTAATCCTTGCACTCCAATACCAATTGGACGATGAATATTATTTGCCAATGCTTTTTCGGTTGGGTATTCATTGACATCAATTAAATTATTTAAATTTCTAGTAACTACTTTGGTGACAAAGTGTAAAAGGTCATAATCAAATTTTTTGTCTACTACAAATTTAGAGAGTGAAATACTCGCCAAATTACATACAGCAGTTTCATTTTTATCACTATATTGTATAATTTCTGTGCATAAATTAGATGATTTAATGGTTCCAATATTCTTTTGATTGGATTTTTTATTACATGCATCTTTGAATAACAAAGAAGGATTCCCGGTTTCCATTTGTGCAGCTAATATCTTATACCATAAATCTCGTGCTATAATTTTTTTTGTGTATTTTTTTTCTGATTCATACTTTTCATACAATTGTTTGTATTCATCACCATAGACATCATTTAATCCTGGACACTGATGTGGACAAAATAAACACCATTCTTTATTCTCTTTAATTTTTTGCATAAACAAATCAGGTATCCATAATCCGTAAAATAAATCCCTAGCGCGCATATTTTCATCTCCTGTATTCTTTTTTAAATCTACCCAATCTTCAATATCTCCATGGTCAGGAGATAAATAAATAGCAAAAGACCCTTTCCGTTTACCTCCACCTTGGTCAACATATCGCGCAGTTTCATTGAATGTTCGGAGCATAGGAACAATTCCATTGCTGACACCATTTGTTCCTGAAATATGCGAATTTTTAGCACGAATATTATGAATGTGTAAACCAATTCCTCCAGCACGTTTTGAAATTTGCGCACACTGTTTTAACGTATCATAAATACCATCAATAGAATCTTCCTGCATAGCAACAAGAAAACAAGAAGATAATTGTTGACATTTTGTTCCTGCATTAAATAGTGTTGGAGTAGCATGCGTAAAATATTTCATGGACATTAAATCATATGTTTCTTTTACTTTTACCATATTATCTTTATGAATTGCAATGGCAACTCTTAACCACATGTGTTGTGGTCGTTCCAGAATAGTTCCGTTATATTGCATTAAATAAGCGCGTTCTAATGTTTTAAATCCAAAAAAATCAATATCGTAATCTCGCCCATAATCCAGCATATTTTCATACGTACGATAATGTGTATTCACCAAATTATAATATTCCTCATTAATCAAATTGTATTTATGTAATACAGAAATTAAAGTAGATAAAGAAGGAGTTGTATTTTTATGGTTGTTTGAAACAATAATTCTACCTGCCAAACTTCCAAAATCTGGATGAATAGATGATTTATACGCACATTCACTTGCTGTTAATTCGTCTATTTTGCTTGTTGTAATTTTTTCGTGCATTTTATCCATAATATTAATAACTAATTGTGTATAATTGATATGCAATACAGGTTCCATTAATCCCAATGTTTTTAAACGATGAAGTATTTTATCAAAAAGCATCGGCTGAATATTACCATCGCGTTTGATAACATGCATTTCATCCATGGGTTATAATAGTAACTTATAAATATTTTAAGTAAATTTGTTTATTAATGTTTTTAATATTATTTTTAAATTGAATTGAATTTATTTATGTTTTAAGTATAAAAATCATGCCATTAACTGAAAAGCAAGAAGAAATTCGCGAACAATTTTTACAACTTCATAAACTTAAAGAAATGGAAATTATTAAAAAAATAGAACAACAACATAAATATATTCAAACGCTTCGCCTTAAAACGGTTGAACTAAAAAATGCATGTCAACAACTGACACAATTCCAACAAGACTATTATGATTTTGACTTATTTATTCAATTTGAGGTAAATAAAATACAAAAAAATTGAAACAATTTAAAAACTTTTAAAATAATATATACAATACTATGACATCGTCTACTTCATCCTGCCAATTTGACGATGTCATATTTCGCGTTCGTGAACAATCTGCTCCAGTCAAAACAACTCCTGTGGGTTGGTCTTCCAAAACAGTGGATTTGATTAACCTTCTTAAACAAAACAACCCGTATACTACCATTCCGGACCATATCAAAACTCAACTTGAATCCATACGAAAAATGCCTAAACTATGTGATTATCTTCCATGGATTGTTTGCGAACCTGGATATAAAGAAAAAGAAGACACCTCTACAGTGAAAATTACTGAGTTATTACATTAAATAATTGTTATACTTTAAATTTAAGTCAGTGTGACAATATCGTACATGTAAATGTATTAGGAAACGTGCATTATAATTACGCATTCCAAGAATCATAATTGAACGGCGAAACGGTAAGTGTAGGTATTTTATTCTGCCAATATTCAACTCGTTTATCTACTACACCATGAGGAATTGGTTGTGCCGGCATAGGACCATTTAATTTTGGTTTTTTTCCAAAACAATTAACACCTAATTGTTGTAATAAATTATTATTATATCCTCCATTTACGCCAGGGCGACCGCATAATTCTTTTTTTCCTAATTCTTGGTAAGATTGCCATGTTTTATATTGTGTAGGGAATAATGCCATATGGTCTTCTGACCAACCGTAGTCACACCATTCTGCGCCTCTGTCATATGCATCGGTTATTTGCTTAATATTGGCTAATTTTCCACCGTAAGCTTTACATATAGCTTTTGCATTCATATAATCAAATTTTCCTTGCACATGAAATGTTTGGTTTTTACTTAATACATTAGAATTAACAGATGAAGACCCAGATGAACCAGAAGAACCAGAAGAACCAGAAGATGAAGTCGTATCCGGTTGAACAATAGATATATCTACTTCGGGTTGTGTAAATAAATTTTGCAACGTTGCTGTTAAATTAATTCCAAAAAAATATTGTGTTCCTATAAATAAAATTATACCTACAAAAAATACAAACAATAATATTTCAAGCAATGAATATTGATTATATATAAACAAAAGTATAATCATCACAATTACAAATGGAATAATAATAAATACCGGATCCATACATATACATTATTTTTTTTTAAAATGTATAACTTCTTCATTTATAAAAAATAAATTAAACTTTTTATTCCAAAATATAAAACAATAATACCAAATATAATAATAATTGCATTTGTAAATATGTCAAAATTCATAGACATTTTTTCTCCCATAAATCCCATCGGAATAACAAATGCTATTATAATAAAACCACATAGAACAAAAACTATAGCTGCATAAAAAACCAAATCCAATTCCATTATATTTTACTATAAATAAAATATAATGCTAAATATCGTAAACTATTTAGCTACATAATAGACAATCAATAAAAATAATATAAGTATTGCTAAACCTAACAATGTTTTTGCAATTGCTTCTAATGTAGGTAATGCCAAAAAAGTAATTACCAATATTAAAACAATTGTAAGTAATGTATACAAATCATTATTACCCATACATTATACTTGAGAAAATAATAAACAATATGCATTCGGAGTAATTACTCTAGATTCAGGAATACTATTTACACAATCATCGTTAATTTCATACCATTGGTCTTTACGAACATTGCATGTATAATGTCCATGATTTGTATTTCCCATATGATTACATACGCTTAATAATAAATATTTTATATTATTCATAGTAAATTGTAATGGGACATGCACCATTGTATTATTTTTTCTTCCAAAATTATCAAACCGTTTAAAAACAACAAATAATAATTTTGGCATTTTCCAAAATCTATTTTTTTTAGAAGCATAAATAGTTTCATTTGTGGTTTCATCTTTCCATTCAATAGTTTCTGGTTGAACATATAATTTCAAACAATCTTCTAATGTAACAAGAGGTAAATTTGGAATAGGAAGGTCAAGTATAAAAAATGGTTCGGGTTTTATACTTAACACTTTATCGGGTGTATCAATAATAGTAATATACATTCCATAAAAATATTCAATAATAAATGAATAATCATTGCTATACGTAGATTGTATCATTTCAAAACACTTTTTATCTATTTCATTTAAATTAGGTGGAATATCAATTTGTATTTTTTGAACCATTTCGGTATGAATCGTATTCATTATAAATGTTAAAAATTCAGATAAATCATTTTGTGCATTTGTTGTAAATATATCCATATTTTTTTCTTTACTTATATGCCGAATTACGTTAACAAATCGGTTAGGGATAATACTGTTATGCCCTTTGTGTGACATAATCCGAAGGTCATTGAACTCTTTTAGTAATAATGTAGAAAATGTATAATGGTCCAAAAATGCATTAAATTGTGGGATATGGAATAAACATTGTAATGTTGCATTAATAAAACATGTATTCCCAATATTTACTAATCCTGTTGTCATTAATAAACTATAATTAACTATATTTAAACAATAACACAAAATATATTTTTATATTATGTATCCAAAACGATATATTCCAAAAACATTATCTTCGCGCGATAAAGAAAAACAATTGAAAATGCTGAATAAATCAAAACGATTATACAAACAACAACAATATTATACGCGAAAAAAAGTAGATTCCTATAAACATAAACCATCCAACCATGTGGTGAATGCTAAAAATATGTATGGTTTATCTAGTATATCTCCTTCACCTGAATTAGCTAAAGCAACCGGGTGTTCTATAGAAGCTTTACGAAAAATTGTAAAAAAAGGGGAAGGTGCATATTATTCATCTGGGTCGCGTCCAAACCAAACGCCACAATCGTGGGGTATTGCACGTTTAGCCAGTTCAATAACTGCAGGCAATGCAGCTATTGTTGATTATGACATTTTAAAAACATGCGACAAAACTAAACCCGCTTACCGATTGGCCACCAGAAAATATAATTCTAGAAAAACTTAAAGACCTATTACTATATAGAGTAGAGCAATGCAAATCTATACACTTTACGACTGGAAATTTGAGACGGACCGCGATGGGTCTACACTTTATTGTGTCGGCGATTTTTACAATAATTGGGGGAAGCGTAGATGGGAAACAAGTTCCATCATTAGCATGGAAACAATGCATGATGGATATGAAATTGTCACGCAAAATTCCGTTTACTTTTTGCCTTGGTAAACACTAAAAAAGAAATTGTTTTTGATTCACAAATTGATGTATTAAAATGTCAAGTGAATTCAATAAACTTAACATATACAAAATAACTAATATATAAAATGCATAATTATATTTATTTTTCATTACAAATAAATAAATTGAAAAGGCTATACATAATAAAACTACAATAGATAGGCACAACATGCACCATTCTAATACCTTTTTTGCTTGCATACCTTTCTCAAAATCTTCATGTAATAATTGAAAAAAAATAATACTCCTTTTTCCAGTAGGTTCAAAGTAGTATTCATAAAAAGGCATACAATTATACGATTTCATAATGGCATCTACAAAATACTGCGGCATTAAACATATAATAGGTATTGGCGACCAACATTTAAAACTATAAAATGGTTTGAATTGTAAATCCGATTCATCTTTATAATTCCATACATCATTTTTATACGAATTATTTATAGCCTGAATTAATTTTTTATTATGCGTACTTTCAATATACATTCCTCCACGTGCAAATCGCAATCCTACTTCAATAATTTTAGTAGACCTATATTGAACATTACATGGTCCTGAATAATGAACCATGTGCCTTTTTACCCAATCTACTATTTCTTCAGGAGGTTTATTTTCAGGAGATATATATTTCCAATCATCCGAGAATCCATTTTGTTTTTCCGAATAAATATATGTAATTTGATATACAATTTCACCATTAATTAAAATAAAATCCGTCATACTTTCCTTGGCATTTACAAATTCAGACCACATCATATCTTTTTTCCGTTTAAATGGTTTTAATTCTTCTTCAGATGCTATTTTGTAACAATTTTTACTAGATGCTGATAAATGACCATACCGCGGTTTAATAAAAATAGGATAAGTTGCATCCTGTGTTTCTTTTAATGTTCCGCATGCCATAGATTGCGATTTTGCAATAAAAAGCTTATCATATACAAATTGATATTTAGGATTTGAATGATAAGCAACAATGTCAAATTTGGGGATTTCACGGTCCAGTTTATATGGAAATGTTTCATATGGATTAAAAATGCCTAATAGTTTAGAATATTGTTTATCATATTGTTTAATAGATTTTAGCATAGTATATCTATATAAAATCTATTTTTAAAATATTGGATTATCATCAATCATTAATCCGCAATAATCTGTTGGAGATTTAGAATAATCTATGGGTTCATAAATACTTTCTTCAGCAGCATGTTTTAACATAAATTTAAAATTATTCCAGAATTCTTGTTTATGACCAACTGATTCCGTCATTAAATGCGATAATTCATGCAAAGCAACAAATGTAAGTGTATTAATATCAATTAATTTCATTTGGTTTTTATGTTTCCTTAAACAAAATGCCAACTTGACTCCTTTTCCTTCACTATACGCTGTAAATTCACTGGTTGGCAATGTTTCTACAATACGATTTGGATTAAAATTATCCACTAATCTCTGCACACGTTTATCTTCTGGATATTTTTCTTTTAATGTTTGAACAGTTTGTTTCATTCGTTCTGTTGCTTCTGCTAATAATTCTACACTTTGTTGGATACGATCTGAATCACGAACACAATATGTATTGCCATCCCGTTTTGCAATAACACAAGTTAAATTAAAATAATCAGAATTTAAATAAAATGCACATACAATGCATACGATAATTACACTTACCATGTAATACATATTCATACATAATAGTTAGATTTAAAGGGGGCCCTGACCTATTTCTAAAGGTTTACGCAATAGGTCTGGCTCAATAGTAGACTGATTCCATGGACCAATATTGGATTGAGGAATAACATATTCTGACCGGTCCTGCAAGTTTTTATTACGCTTAGTAGAGCCAACTGTATTAATACCAGTTAAAAATCCAGGGTTTAAGAGTGCAACATTTTGTAATTGCCCATTTCCTTGAGGATTTAAATTACTCCATTGTTTATTAGAATCATTTGGTAATAACTGCGACGGATCGTCTAAAGTTTGAGTGACTGGACCCATTCCATAGGTATTTGTTTTTACACCAGATGCTTTTGCGTACATATCATTTTGTCCTAAAGGTGTAGCCGGCGAAGGAACTGTATACTGACCGGATGAACCTCCACCCGAATAGGAAGATGTCATAAAATCGGTAGAATCTTTGTTGTTGTAAACATTATATATAAATAATGCTAAAAAGCCGAATGCTACAAAAGCAAGTAATTTATC